TTATTGAACATAAGTAGTATATCCTAAATTATGTATTATTATTATATTATTAAAGTTAAGTCTAATCTGATTAAAGTTGGTATTACAAAGAATCTAACACAAAGGATGAAAGCGTACCGTACATCGGACCCATACTTAACGTATTATAAAACTTATGAACTTGATCTTAACAAAAAAGAAACTCTAACCCTAGAAAAGACAATATTACAGGAATTGCGTAGATGGTACCAATGTAGATCCGAGACTATTGAATCTGATAATCCACGTGCTATTAAGATGATTGTTGAAGGTATTATGGAAGAAATATAATGAATATTATTGAAAAGTATAAAGATACATTTGATGCTCTAGAAATTATGAGAGAAATGGAACCTAATATAATCTATACACACTTAATATCTTTAGGTAAAAAGCTACAAAATGATCCTTTATCAGAAAAGAAAAGGGTATCTAAAAATCAAGTAACATATTGTCAATTTCAGTTATATGTTGACATTGAGGATGGTAAGTTTAAAGCATGGTCAGATGCAATGATAGCATCAGGATATGCTTACATGTTATTAGATGTATTCAATTCATCAAATAGAACTATAAATGCTAGAGAATTTGATATACTTAACATAGATGAGTTATTATCTATGAATCGTACATCAGGGTTTTTTCAAATGATTGATATAATGAACTCTAAAATACCAAAATGATGGAACTACAACACGGACAATTTGGTTATCTTGGTAATGCAAATGTTAAGAAAGATGGTATATCTCAACAATGGACACTTGATGAAGTAGAAGAGTATTCTAAATGTGTAGAAGATGCTGCTTACTTTGCAAGGAATTACATTAAGATTGTTCATCTTGACAGAGGTTTAACACCCTTTGACCTTTACCCTTATCAAGAGAAAATGTTTCAACATTTTGAAGATAATAGGTTTTCTATAGTATTAGCTTGTCGTCAATCAGGTAAATCAATATCATCTGTTGTATATCTTCTCTGGTATGCATTATTCCATCCCGATAAAACCATTGCTATTCTGGCAAACAAAGGGGCTACCGCTCGTGAAATGTTAGCACGTGTAACATTGGCTCTAGAGAACCTCCCTTTCTTTCTTCAAGCAGGTTGTAAAGTACTTAATAAGGGATCCATAGAATTTTCTAATAATTCACGTATTATTGCAGCTGCTACATCAGGTTCTTCTATTCGTGGTATGTCTATATCTTTACTCTTCCTAGATGAGTTTGCTTTTGTAGAAAATGACGGTGAGTTCTATACATCAACATATCCAGTAATATCATCAGGTAAATCTACTAGAGTTATTATTACATCAACAGCGAACGGTCTTGGTAATGTATTTCACAAACTATGGGAAGGTGCTATGCAAGGCACTAACACATATAAACCATTTAGAGTTGACTGGATGGATGTACCGGGTAGAGATGAGGAATGGAAAGCAGAAACAATAGCCAATACTTCAGAACTCCAGTTCGAACAAGAATTTGGTAATAGGTTTATTGGTGTAGGGAATACACTAATTACCGCAAACTGTCTCCTCTCGTTAAGAGCAATAGAGCCACTCCATAGACGGGATGATGGAGTTCGTATATATAAAGAAACATTACCAAAACATCAATATATTATGTTAGTAGATGTTGCTCAAGGTAGAGGTAGAGATTATTCCACTTTTAATATACTTGATATAACAGGTGATGTATTTGAGCAAGTTGCTGTATATCAAGTTAATACTATATCACCATTATTATTTCCTGATGTAATATATAAGTATGCAAAGGTATATAATAATTGTTATGTAGTTATAGAATCTAATGATCAGGGTTCTATGGTAGGTAATGAATTATATTATGAACTTGAATATGAGCATACCTTTCTTGAATCCTATGTTAAAGCAAATGATGTGGGTATTACTATGACACATAAGGTTAAGCGAATAGGTTGTTCTAATATAAAGGATATTATAGAAGAGGGTAAATTAACCTTATATGATTCAGAGACTATACATGAATTAACTACCTTTGTAGCCAAAGGATCCTCATTTGAAGCAGGAGCAGCTCATCATGATGATTTAGTAATGAATCTAGTAATGTTTGGTTATTTTGTACAGCTTGGTGTATTTAATGAATTATATGATATTAATATTAAGTCATTAGTATATGATGAACAACAAGCTGCTATTGAAAGAGATATAATACCCTTTGGTATTATAGATAATGGTATTATATCTCCTGAAGAGCAGGATATAATAGCTCAGAGAGAACTTAATGATTTTTTCTAGAAAGTATCTATTTTATAAATAATGTTAATTGAGTATATAACCGTATAATGCATTCATATAAATTTAATTAATTGAGGATAATAACATGGGATTCATGCTTTCACCCGGAGTAGAGGTTAAAGAAATAGATTTAACCAATGTGATCCCTGCTGTTGCAACATCAATTGGAGCAACCGCTGGAGCATTTCAGTGGGGACCTGTAGATAAAGTAATTACAGTAGGATCAGAAAAAGAACTTGTATCTTGGTTTGGTGAACCAGATAACGATACATTCAAATATTTTATGCCCGCTGCTTCATTTCTGAAGTATGGTAAAACCCTTAGAGTTTCACGTGCAAAGAGCGGGCATCTAAATGCTACTGCCGGTGGCACTGGGAAATTAATAAAAAATAACGACCATTATGATGATGTAGGTGCTGATTTATTATCAGGAACATCAGTTTCTTTGGACAACGTACCCAATACAGCGGCCGCTGGTCAGACCGGTGCTATTGAATTAACTGCTGGTAATCAACTTTTCGGTGAAGGGGACCCTACGGATGCTGAAGGCAATGGTTGGACATCCTATGATGGTATAACTGTCAGAAAGTCATTTACTCCAGACACATACGGCACCGCAGCTGTTCAAGATTTGTCAGTAGACATAACTTTTGGTACAGGTACTGCTATAGGTATTCCTCAATCAATAACACTTGTAAATGATTGGGGTGCAAATCTTCCTCCTAGCCAATTAGGAACAGTATCAGTGGATACATTTATTACTGCGATAAATGCAGACTTTTCTGAGGTCATGCTTTTTAAACCAGCTGCTGCTAATCCATCATCTATGTCAATTAAGATTAACTTATTGGATAATGTTTCGTACACTACAGCATCTGATGACTGGGTTGCTAGATATCCTGGTGAATTAGGTAATTCCCTAAAAGTTTCAATGTTAACTCCAAACGTTAATGGTTTTAATGATAATGATTTACTAGATATATTTGATCAACCACCTGGTACGTCTGATTTTGCGGATTCGAAAGGTGCAAGTAATGACGAAATACATATTGTTGTTCAAGATTTAAATGGTGCATGGACAGGAGTTAAAGGTACTGTTTTAGAACGTTTAGAATTTCTATCATTAGCCTCTGATGCAAAAGGATCTGATGGGACTAATAGTTACTATGTAGACCGTATCAACAAATCTTCAAGATATATTAGATTTGGAGCACATAATGTACAGTTAACAAAAGCGGGTAGTACAGCTGCAGCTATAGGTGCAGGAACTAGTACTGCAGATAAATCCTTTATCATAACTTCAGGTGGAAGTATAACACCCCCAGTAATAGAGAAACCTTTAAGTGGCGGTACTAATGATAACACACCTACTCTTGGTGAAATGCAAAATGCTATTAATCTATTTTCAGATCCAGAAGTTATTGATGTTAATTTAATTATAGGTGGTGCGGAATCTGAAGATAATGCAAACGGTGAATGGGCAAAACATCTAATAGCTCTTGCCAGAGCTAGAATGGATTGTGTTGCATTTATATCTCCTCCTATCAGTAAATCCGTAAATAATCCTTTATCAGTATCTAGCTTAATAGAATGGGCTAAAAATCTACCTTCTTCTTCGTATGCAGTTATTGATTCTACTGCGTTATATGTATATGATAAATATAGTGATGTATATCGTTGGATTGCAGCATCAGGAGCAGTAGCAGGATTATGTGCATATACAGACGATGTAACAGATCCATGGTGGTCACCTGCAGGATTTAATAGAGGACAACTTATGGGAGTATCCAAGTTGGCACTTAATCCTAAAGGATATCAACGTGATGAATTATACCAAAATAGGATTAATCCAATTTGTACCTTTCCTGGTGAAGGAACTGTATTATTTGGTGATAAGACAGCACAAAAGAAACCATCGGCATTTGATAGGATAAACGTTCGTAGATTGTTTATAGTATTAGAAAAAGCAATTGCTACAGCTGCTAAATATCAATTGTTCGAATTCAATGATGAGTTTACAAGAGCACAATTCCGGAATATGGTTGAACCATTTCTAAGAGATGTAAAAGGCAGAAGAGGTATATATGACTTCTTAGTAGTATGTGATGAAACAAATAACACAGGGCAAGTGATAGACACTAATCGTTTTATAGCTGACATATATATTAAACCGGCACGTTCTATCAACTTTATGACATTAAATTTCATCGCTACTCGTACTGGTGTTGAATTTTCTGAAATCGTTGGCAAATTCTAATATAGGAGATAGAAATGGCAATTTTAGGAGTTGATGACTTTAAATCAAAATTAATAGGTGGGGGAGCAAGGGGTTCTTTATTTAAAGTAACACCCAACTTTCCTGGTTTCGCACAAGGTGATTCAGAATTTGCATCATTTATGTGTAAAGGAGCGTCTTTACCGGCATCCGAAATATCTTCACTTCCAATTAAGTTTAGAGGTCGTGAAATTAAACTATCTGGGGAGCGTACATTTTCTCCATGGAATATTACTATTATCAATGATGGTGGTCTTAAAGTAAGAGCAGCATTTGAAAGATGGATGGATGGTATTAATTCTCATGAAGGTAATATTGGGAAAAATTCTACATCTGATTACATGGCAGATATGATAGTAGAACAACTTGATAAAGAAGGTACTCCAGTAAAAACTTATAATATAAAAGGTGCTTGGCCATCTAATTTAGCTGAAGTAGCTTTATCATATGACGACTCTAATGTAACAGAATCAACTGTTACTTTAGAATATCAGTATTGGACATCTGATACTACGACATAGTATTATTTGGTAATGTATAAATATAATGGTAGGGTTGACACCCTATCATTATTATTTTATTAGGAAAAACTATGGCAGATTTATTTGGATTTGAGATAAAAAAGAAAAAGAAAGATAAGGATACTTTTGAAAAAGGGCGTTCCTTTGTAGCTCCGCTAGATCAAGCTGGTGGTGTTGTTACGGCTGGAGGTCATTTTTCACAATATCTTGATTTATCAACAGAACAATTACATAATGATAGGGTACAAATTAAGAAATATAGGGAAATTGCAACTGTCCCTGAAGTGGATCAGGCAATTACTGATATTATATCAGAATCAATCGTAACAGATATATCAGATCCTATTAGACTTAATTTAGACAAACTAGAACAATCGGATAAGATTAAGAAGATATTCCAAGAAGAATTTGATAATGTACTTGCTATGTTATCATTTAATGATTATGGGCATGATATATTTAGAAAATGGTACATAGACGGTAGACTCTATTACCATATTATTATTGATGAAGCTAATCCTAAGAAAGGTATCTTAGAATTAAGACCTATAGAATCTACCCAGATTACTAAAGTTAAAGAAATCGAAGAAGAAATTGATCCTAAAACTCAAGCTAAGGTAGTTGTAGGAGTTAAGGATTATTATGTATATCATGATGAGAATACACTATCATCTGCTCAGGGATTAAAAATCTCTAAAGATGCTATTATATTCGTACCATCTGGTCTCCTTTCATATAAGAAAGATAAGGTAATAGGACATCTAGACAAAGCTATAAAACCAGCTAATCAGTTAAGAATGATGGAAGATGCTCTATTGATATATCGTATCGCTAGAGCACCTGAACGTAGAATATTCTATATTGATGTAGGTAACCTTACTAAAGGTAAAGCCGAAGAGTATCTACGTGGTATTATGAACAACTACCGTAACAAGTTGGTATATGATGCGGAAACAGGTGAATTAAAAGATACACATAAACATCTTTCTATGATGGAAGATTTCTGGCTACCTAGAAGAGAAGGTGGTAGAGGTACAGAGATATCAACATTACCTGGAGGTCAAAATCTAGGTGAGATTGAGGATATTTTATATTTTCAGAAGAAACTATATAAAGCACTTAATGTACCTACTAATCGTCTAGAGACAGAGCAGACATTTAATCTAGGTAGATCAACAGAAATTTCTAGAGATGAAGTTAAGTTCCAAAAGTTTCTGGATCGTATTTGTTCTAAATTCGGAAATGTATTCTTAGAAGCTTTAAGAACACAACTAATCCTTAAAGGTATTATTACCAGAGATGATTGGAATGATTTAAATAATTCCATGGCAATTGATTTTGCTGATGACATCTATTTCTCAGAACTTAAAGAAACTGAAATGATGAAAGAACGTATTAACACTCTCAGAGAAGTTGATGAGTATGTTGGTAAGTACTACTCTGTTGAATATGTACGAAGGAATATACTTAGACAAACAGATGATGATATAGAAGAAATAGATAAGCAAATAGCAGATGAAGAAGAGATATACGATGATCCTGAAGAAGAAGAAGCAAATAAAAATTCAGGTGAAGAAGTTTAGTTTTTTATAAATATATAACAAAGAGATAATATTATGGAATCTATTAAAAGTTTAATTAATAACATTAGCAACGGTAATGATTCAGGGGCTATTGATGATTTTAAGTTGTCAATGAATAATAAAATAGCTGACTCATTTAACAAGCAGATTGTGGATGTTGCATCATCTATGGCGGTTTCTGAACCAAACATTCAGGCTCCGGAGTCAGTAGAAAAGGAATAAGCATGAAACTAATAACAGAATATGTTGAGGAAAATTTATCATATTTTACAGAAGACTCTAAAGAGTCAGGTAATAAGAATACCTTTATAGAAGGTATCTTTATGCAAACAGAAGCTAAGAACCGTAATGGTCGTATGTATCCTAAAAAGATCATGGAGTCTGCTGTACACAAATATGTAGAAGAACAAGTGTCTAAAGGTAGAGCTGTAGGTGAGTTAAATCATCCAGACTCACCATCAATAAATTTAGACAAGGTTTCACATCGCATCACTTCACTCAAATTTGAAGGGAATGATGTGATTGGAAGAGCACTTGTACTAAACACTCCAATGGGTAAGATTGTAAAAGGTCTTATAGAAGGTGGTGTAAAGTTAGGTGTTTCAAGTCGTGGTATGGGAAGTATTGAGAATAAGAATTCTATGAATGTTGTGAAGGATGATTTTCATCTTGCAACAATTGACATAGTTCAGGATCCATCAGCACATAATGCATTCGTTAATGGGATTATGGAAGGTGTTGATTGGGTATGGGACAATGGTATTCTTAAAGCTCAACAGATTGAAAAATATGAGACTGAAATAAGAAAAACAAAAATGAAGGATCTTAACGAGATTCAATCAAAATTGTTTCAAGATTTCCTCTCGAAACTTTAACAAAGAGGTAAAATTAATGTCTAAAGAAATGCAAGATAGCATCGCCGACATCAATGAAGAACAACTAGATACTATGTTGGAGGACGTTGAAGTTAAAGATGAGGAAATTCTTGAGAAATATAAAGATGATAAAGAGGAAGATGATAAAGCAGAAGTCGAAGTCGAAGACGATGAGTCAGAAGTCGAAGATGATGACGAAGACGAAGCTAAAAAAGTAAAGAAAGAAGAAGTCGAAGAAGTCGAAGAAGTCGAAGAAGCCAAAGTTGATTTCTCTGATGATTTAAATGCATTAGTTGAAGGTGAAGAATCTTTAGCTGAAGGATTTAAAGACAAAGCTGCACTAATCTTTGAAGCTGCTATTTCATCTAAACTTAAAGTAGAAGTTGCTAAACTAGAAGAGTCTTATGAGTCTAAACTAGAAGAAGCTGCTACTGAAGTTAGAGAATCTTTGGTTGATAAAGTAGATTCATATCTAAACTATGTTGTTGAACAATGGGTAGAAGACAACAAAGTAGCGATTGAGTCTGGTTTAAGAACTGAGATTACTGAATCATTTATATCATCTTTAAAAGATGTGTTTGTTAATCACAATATCGATGTACCAGAAGATAAAGTATCTTTGGTTGATGAGCTTGCTGAGCAAGTTACGAAACTAGAAGAACAACTTAATGAATCTGTTCAACATGGTATTGCATTATCAGAAAGAGTTCATAATCACGAGAAAGTTGAAGCTATTGCAGAAGCTTGTATCGGAATGACTGAGCTTGATATTGATAAATTCAATTCTCTAATTGAATCAATCGATTATGATAATAAAGAGCAATTTACATCTAAAATCGAAACAATTAAAGAATCATATTTTAAGGTTAAATCAGCACCTGTAGAAGAAGAACTTCTTACCGCGGATTCTAATACCGATAATACTTTAATAAGTCCATCAATGGCAGCATATGTATCTGCTATCCATAAAAATCAATCTTTCTAACGGAGAAAATAAATATGTTTGGTTCACAAAACTTAATGGAAAAATGGAGTCCTGTACTTAATGCAGAAGGAACTCCAGAAATCACGGATCCTCATAAAAAAGCAATTACAACTGTTTTGCTTGAGAATACTGAAAAAGCACTAGCTGAAGAAAGAAGCCAATCTGGTTTCTTATCAGAAGCCCCTGCAAATAATACTGCAATGGGTTATTCAACTACTGATGGTGCTGCACAGGGTAATAACTGGGATCCTATTTTAATTAACTTAGTTCGTCGCGCAATGCCTAATGTCATCGCTTATGATGTCGCAGGTGTTCAACCTATGAACGGTCCTACTGGTCTTATCTTCGCTATGAAAAGCTTATATAAAGGCGAGAAAACACCTGGTACTGGTTTGAGTCGTGTAGTTACGACCGCTGATGTTACTGCTGGACTTGAATCTGGTGGTACTGCTCTTGTTACTAATGATGTTGGTAGTTTTCTACCTATCGATGTAGTTCAAGCGGCTGATGTTGAAGCACTAGGTCTTAATAAACCTGATACTTCTTGGTCTGGTAGATATCCTACTACAACTGCTGAGAATTTGGGTCGTCCAGGTGGTACAGCATTCAAAGAAATGGGTTTCACCATCGACAAGACTACTGTTACTGCAGAATCTCGTGCATTGAAAGCTGAGTACACAATGGAATTAGCACAAGATTTGAAAGCTGTTCATGGATTAAATGCTGAGTCTGAATTAGCAAATATCCTTTCAGTTGAAATCTTAGCTGAGATTAACCGTGAAGTATTAGAAAAAATTAATACTGATGCTGTTAAAATTTCTGAAGGTACTGGAACTGCAGTAGGTGGTGTTTTTCCAGGTTGGAATATCGCAGCAACCGGAGCAGCATTTACTGGTAGCAACGATGGTCGTTGGGCTGTTGAGAAATACAAAAACTTAGGTGTTAAAATTGAATTAGAAGCTAACGCGATTGCTGTTGCAACTCGCCGTGGTAAAGGTTCTTTTATCATCTGTTCTTCTAACGTAGCTTCTGTATTAGCAGCTTCAGGTGTTCTTGATTACGCACCTGCATTGTCTACTAAATTGAAAGTTGATGATACTGGTTCATTATTTGCTGGTGTTTTAAATGGTTCTATCAAAGTATTCGTTGATCCATATGCTGCAGCTGATTATATAACTGTTGGTTATAAAGGTACTAATCCATATGATGCAGGTTTATTCTACTGCCCATACGTTCCTTTAACAATGGTTAAAACTATTGGTGCGGATGACTTCCAACCACGTATCGGGTTCAAAACTCGTTATGGTATGGTTAACAATCCTTATGTTGGTAGCTTGGCTGGAGAAAACACCTACTTCCGTACTATGAATGTTTTAAATATTACATAGCAGGTCAATATTGAACTAAGGCTACCTTAGGGCAAAATTGGAAAGGACCCTTAATCGGGTCCTTTTTTTATGAGTATAAATAGTGGTATAGACAGAACACTAAGGATTTCATTGAAATGGCAAAAAATATAAATTTCCTATCACCACTTAATTATAAATTAGTAGTAGGTAAAATACCTAATATTGAATATTTTTGTACCTCAGTTTCTGTACCTGCGATTTCAATTGAAGGTGACAATCCTACATATTCAACACCTCAAAGAGAAATTCGAGTATATTCCCATAAGCTTAACTTCTCCCCATTATCAATTACTACTATAATAGATGAGAACCTAGAGAATTATAAAGAGATTTTTGATTGGATTCAGGATATAGTGTTTTCAGATGATAATACACCACTTGAAAAATCATCTGATATAACGTTACTTATTATGAATTCTAAAAATAATACAATTAAAAAAATGAGATTTACTAATGCCTTTCCTGTAGCCATAGGACCATTAGAATTTACATCAATTAATGAAACAGTTGAATATGTAACATCAACTGTTGAATTTGAATTTACTGATATGATATTAGAATAACTCCGGAGAACTATAATTTATAATATTGAAGATATACTTAAAGAATGGAAAACTGATGTAGAAATTGATACCTTAGCCTTAGATGATGCTTCAATGCAATCAGCTACATTACATGCCAAATACCTTGAAATGCTTACTAAAACAAAGTTAGAACTGAAGCATTTTGAGACTCAATTAGAACTTACTTATAAGGATAAATGGCTTTACTATACCGGTAAAATGGATGTTAAAACAATAGAAAAGTTAGGATGGGACTTAGATCCATTTAACGGTCTTATTGTAAAAACAAACACGGAAAGAGAGCATTATTATAAAGCGGATAAAGACCTACAAGCCTTATCATCTAAAATAGATCTTTCTAAGATTACCAAAGAAACACTCGAAGAGATTTTAGGGCATATTAGGTTTAGGTCAAACAACATTAAGAACATTATTGAATGGCGTAAGTTTATGACAGGTAGCTAATGGATACAATTAAAATCTCTAAGGTTAATCATGCTATGCTTCATATTAATACTGAAGCCTCTATAGCTCAAGAACTCTCTGAGCATTTCTCATGGTATGTACCTGGATATCAGTTTATCCCCTCTTATAAGAACAAATATTGGGATGGGAAGTTCAGACTGTTTAAGTTAATGTCACGCGAGATACCATCTGGTGTGTTTGCGTATGTTAAAGAATTTGCTGATACACGCGGATATAATGTAGAACTTGAGGGATCAGACACATACGGTTCTATTAATACTAAAGTAGCTATAAATGCATACCAGTTAGTCCAATTTATAAAATCATTAAATCTAACATCTAAAGGTGTTAAGATAGAGCCTCGTAAATATCAGGTTAAAGGTATTCTCCATGCTATACATAATAAGTCATCTCTTTTATTATCCCCTACAGCTTCAGGTAAATCATTAATCATTTATTGTGTACTACGATGGTACTTAGATAATTATGATAAGAATGTATTACTAGTGGTACCTACTACCTCATTAGTAGAGCAGATGTATACAGACTTTGAGGATTATTCTAGATATGATAACTCCTTCTCTGTAGAAGAATATGCTCATAGAATCTATTCTGGTAAAGAACTTAATACAGATAGACGGATAGTTGTCACTACATGGCAGTCTATATATAAACTTCCTACCAAATGGTTCGAACGATACGGTATGATTATAGGTGATGAGGCACACACATTTAAAGCTAAATCTTTAACTTCTATAATGACTAAATTAAGAGAAGCTGACTTTAGAATAGGTACAACAGGAACTGTACCTGATGAATCAGCTGAATGTCATAAACTTATACTAGAGGGTCATTTCGGTCCTATATATAAAGTAATAACTACTAAAGAATTAATGGATGCTGGTACATTAGCTAAATTATCTGTTAATATACTACTTCTTAAATATCCGGAAATACTTTGTAAGTCACTAAAGGATGCAACATATCAAGAAGAAATAGACTTTATTGTATCTAATGAGGCACGTAACTCTTTTATAAAGAACTTAGCCTTAGATCAAGATGGTAATACATTAGTACTTTTTAATCTAGTTAAGAAACACGGTGAACCACTATATAAAATGATATCTCAGAAAGCAGCTGGAGATAGACAAGTATTCTTTGTATCAGGAGCAACACCTACTGATGATAGAGAACGTATACGACAACTAACAGAGAAAGAGAATGATGCTATTATTGTAGCATC